TCCTACATTTTTAGCGGGTATAGATTATTCTTATAGAACCCCAGATGAAATTGAATCTTCTTTCACCTTCTCCTACAGCCAGTTTTACGTGTCTCTTTTGAACCCTTGAGTTATTTATTATACTTGGCATTTTTCCAAAGTTTTTATTAGTAAAACATAAATATACATATGGCACAAAGAACTATTCAAAGTCCCGGTGTAGAAATTAACGAGGTTGATCTTTCGTTAGGGGCCGGTAGTAAAATCGGCACTAACATTTTCGTTACCGGGTTCGCACCCCAAGGACCTAGTGACGAAATCGTACAGGTTTCTAGCTTATCGGAATTTGCTCAAATTTACGGAACACCGACAAATGCAGCAGAAAGATATTTTTATCATACAGTAGCACAAAGTTTCAATAGTAGAGCAAATATCTTGGTAAACAGATTACCTTATGGTGAGTCCTTAGGTTCAGGTTTTACCAACAAATATTTTGCTACAGTTTATCCAGCAGTACCAGTAAACACAACAGCTATTGATAATTCAATGACTAATTACTTGTCTGCTAACATTGATGAAGCTGGTGGTGAAACTATTGCGCAATTTTCGCCAGCAAGTGCAGGTGATGTAGTTCAGTATTATTTGGGTAAACCAACATTTTTAAATCTTACAGAAGCTCAGTATAACGGTATTTTAGATGATTCCGCTATTCAATGGAGTAATAATGCTGGTCCAGCTCGTGATACCGGTCCAGGTAGCCGTAACATCGCAAGTGGTTCTTCTTTCGCCGGTTCATTTCAAGTAGATAACGGAAACACTTCAATTAGAGGTCAGCTTTCATCGTTAGACACATCTGCTTTGATTATTCTTAATACTGCCAAAACAACAATTAATAATAGATACGAAGGTTATTATAATATCTTGCTTGATAATACAAACCTTTATGGTACTACAAATTACGACGATATTGATCGTATTACAGTATCGACTAATGAATCAGATTCAGTTCAGCAATATAGTGTATTGCAACAAGTGCCAAGTTCAAGAATTAATTTTGCTTTAAGTGCAAATTACAATTCTGATTTTGTAGAACAAAATATTTCTGAAGTTACTGAAAAGATTGCAACATTTAACGTAGCGACATCAGCATTTAATGATACTTTAGTATATGGTTTATACAAATTAAGAACATCTGTTTTCTCTCCTGAAGTTATTAAGCTTGATTTTGTACTTGAAGAGGGTTATTTTGGTAGTTTTGATTATTATAGACAGATTCAATCTGAGCAAGGTGGTACACCTGTTAGTTTTTACTTACCTCAGAAAGTTTCTAATCAGTCAGTTAATGTTAACTTTAAAGTTAACCCAAATATTTCTGGTAAGTTCTCAGGAACAACATTAACAAATGACGGTCAACCAACACGTCAGGTTAGAATTACAACTGACGGGTTAATTAACAGAACATATTCTAGTAGTGATGGTGATCAAGCTACAGCTTACAAAGCAATTGTAGGTATTCCATCGGCTGCAGTTCAAGACATTTCTGACGGTAAGTCATATTACACCGACTCTCTTACACGTGATGTATCACACGGTTTAGGTGTAGATCCATTATTACCAGCAGCTAAGTACAGCACTACAAAACAATCAAATAATAATGTTGGTGATATTCCAGGTAAGATTGATAGAGTATTTGATAGATTAGCAAATCAAGATCTTTTCGATATTGATATTATGCCTGAAGGTGGGTTAGGTACTATTAACACTACAGTTAATAACACGACCGATACTGAAAATAAAACAGCATTATATTTTGATGATCGTGATAGTCTTCAAGGTATAAATCAGTTGTCTGCGACTTATACAGGATCATTACCAACAGATGCTAACAGTATTAGAAGTGATTGGGCAGCGATTCAAAACAAGTTTATTAGTTTTGCTGAGAATACAAGAAAGGATTTCATTTACATTTCCGATCCTATTCGTCAGATTTATGTTCAAGGTGAAAATAGTAAGACAGTAAATATTCCAGGTAATACATTTGCTCTTAATATCTTAGCACCGACCAAACAAATCTATAGTATTCTTAATACAAACTATGCAGCAGCTTATGCAAGTTGGGCTCAAGTAACTGACTCAACTGTAAGTGGTCAAGTTTGGATTCCAATGTCTGGTTTAGCTGCAGCAAAATATGCACAAACAGATGCTAATTTTGCACCGTGGTATGCACCAGCTGGTTTCACAAGAGGGTTGCTTAATACAGCAAATGACGTTGCAATTTATCCGAACCAGAAACAGCGCGATTCATTATATGATCAAGTTAACATTAACCCAGTAGCGTTCTTCCCGAGTGAAGGTTTTGTTATTTACGGACAAAAGACACTACAAAACAAACCAAGCGCGTTTGATAGAGTTAATGTTAGAAGGTTGTTCTTATATCTTGAAAAACGAGTTAAAGAAACAGTCAAGTACTTCGTATTCGAACCAAATACATTGTTTACAAGAACAAATGTTCTTAATGTAATCAATCCTATTATGGAAGATGCGAAGAATAACCAAGGCTTGTATGATTACCTTGTTATTTGTGACGAACGTAATAATACACCAGAGGTTATTGACAGAAACGAATTAGTCGTCGACATATATCTGAAACCTGTAAAATCTGCAGAGTTCATATTGGTCAACTTCTACGCTACCAGAACAGGTGCTGATTTTAGCGAAATAGTAAGTTAATCTTACACTGGCGAAAATCAGTACTAATAAGCCGAGCCGAAAGGCTCGGCTTTTTTGGTGGGAAGCATAAATATAGATATGCCAGATGTACAACAGACAATTTCTGATTTTTACAGAGTAGCCTTAGAACGAGACTTCGCACGTGACTTTCAATTTCGTATTTTATCGATTGAAAGTGGAGGTGCATCAGACGTTACTTTCGACGAAGACGATTTAGTATACGCCACAGCAGGACAGCTTCCTGAAAGAGCTATTACTAACGTACCTGTTCCATATATGGGCTTGCAATTTAACCTTCCAGGTAATGCGACTTACCCTGGTAGTGAAGGTTATAGCTTACAATTCTATTGTGATCAGCAATCTCAAATTAGACAGAAGTTCGAAGATATGTCTCGTGATATTTTTGATGATGCTACATCTACTGGTAATTATTTTGCACCCAGACAGTCAGCTACTATAAATCTGGTTCAATTAGATACCCAGTTAGATGAAGTTGCACAATACCAATTAGTTGGTGCATCAGTTAGAAATGTAGGGGCGCTAGATTATACTATTTCTTCTGGTAGTGGTCAGATAGTAACTTTTACAGCTACTATGGCTTACCATTACTTTAAACGAAATTAGTAATAGTCAGTGAAATTTAAGAACAAGCCTAAAGTTCGTATTAAAACAGAGCTTAATCACGATTCCGGTGTAGCATACTTTACGCTAATAAAGAAAAATAAAGTTAAGGATACCGAGATAGGTAAACTTGAAGTTGATATAGGACGAGAACATAAGTTTTTGGTAATTTCATCCCATATAGACCTAACATATAGAAATAACGGCTTTGGTAAAATGCTTTATGAAAGAGCTCTTAAAAAACTTGGTAAACTAAAAACTCAATTTTATGAAGCAAGTCACGAAGCTCAGCGCGTGTGGGTATCGTTAGCTAAAAAGTATAAACACCGTAAAAGTTTTTTCGAAGGTACTCTAATTTTAAGAAACAAATTAAATAATTAAATGCCTGGACCAAATCCTTTTACAGAAGCAATTAGAGGTTTAGGGGACAATGTCAGTAACATTTTTAAAGGTACTAATCCCCTTACACAGCCTTCTATTACTTCACTTTTTGGGTTTACTGTACCAGGTACCCCGTTAGTAAGTTCAAGAGATTTTTTCTTAACTCAGATGGAATCGTGGTTTACTGCTATTCCAATGCGCACCCAATGGATGGTTTTAATTGAAGGTTATCCTGAACTTTTACAAACAGCAGTAATCCAACAACTAGAAAATACATTTGGTAATTCCAATAATTACGATATTAATCAATCAATGTCTATCTTAAAGTCATTTCCTTTAAACAAAGTTGTTGGTTGTCTTTTTGCACAAGGTGTAGATATACCAGCAAATGAAAAACTTGAAGTTAACAGGGATAAAGTTTATGCAGATAAACAAAGAGGTTTTATTCCTGGGTTAGTTTCGAATGGTAGAGAGCCATATGGTAATTTAACTTTACAATTTAGAGAAACAAATTTAAGTTTTACTGATTTTGTTGTAAGGCCTTGGACTATTTTAGCTGAAAATTTTGGCTTTGTAGCAAGACCTGATGGTGATCAAAGAAATGTAAGTACTAATATTCACGTTTTTCAATTTACGAGAACATATCAAAAACTTTCTCAAATACCCCGTAAAATGTGGTCTTTTTATAATTGTATACCTGTTTCAGTAGATAATAAAAATTTAACTTACGATCAAGAGTCATTAGAAATTAATTCTACAGAATGGGCATTTAGTAATTATGCTGTAGCTAATAGTTTATATTTACCCGTACCAGATATTATTAATAAAATACAACAAAAAGGTTGGAAGTCTCTTATTCCAACTATTTCTCCTTTCCAGAAAGATTTTGGTACTTGATTCTTATCGGATTTATTTTATAATAAATTGTGTTTTCGTTTCCAGTAAACATTACGAATAATAAAGAAGTATTCTGCAAAGAACTCACTAATGGTCATTACAAAAATATTTTAAAATATCTTCAAAATAATGATGATGTAAATTTAGCAAAATATTTCGAACAAATTATTTCAGAGTTAGTAAAAGAAAAGAATTTAAACTATATAGATAAGTTAATTATTTTATTATATGCAAGAAGCGTTAGTATAAATGCTAATTTAGAAATAAGCAGTAATAATACTAAAAATACCGTACAAGTAAAATTTTTAGCAGATAAAATTCTTGAAGGTTATCATCCATTTGAAAGAACAATCTATCAAGAAGAAAATGATATCGAAGTAACTATTGGTTACCCTCTTACTATAACCGAATCAGATGATATATTATCTAAAATTCATAGAATAAAAATAGGAGAGGTACAGACAGATATAGAATCATTAACAGATTTAGAAAAAGATAATTTATTCTCTTTACTACCAAGTTCGCTTTCAAAGTTTATAGTAAATGAATTAGAAAAAGAACCCACACCCTATACAAAATTGTTTAGTTACCAATCGGGTACTGAAAGAAAAGAACTTTTATATACTTTCGATGCAAAAGAAAATTTTGAATTGTTAAAATTATGCTTTTCTGACAATCTTAACAATTTTTATTATTATGAATATATTAGTTTAACTAAATTACGAATGTCGCTTTCAGATTTTTTAGATAGATGCACACCTAATGAAGTTCAATTACATATTAAAAACATAATAAAAGAAAATGAACACAATAAACCTAAATCTAAAACAGACATGCCAAGACCTGGATTAGGTGTGCCTGGTTAATAAGTGTTTGTATGGCATTGAATCCTGAAGAAATTAATAAAGTAAACGATCTTTACAGACAATTGGACGAAAAAGAAATCACCATTAAAGGTCTTAGAGATCAATTAGATACCGCACAAGCTACTATCAATTTTATGAACACTACATTAGAAGAATATAAAGGTTTAGCTAATAATGTAGGTGAAAAGGTTAAACTTCTCTTAGATAAGGTTGATAATCTTGAAGCTTCTAATACAAAATCGACAGTCAAAAAGGCAACAGTTAAAAAGTAATAAATACTTTTATGCCAGATGATTTACTTACAGTTGATAAACGTGACGATTACACCTTAAAAACAATTGATGTAAATTCTGGAGCAATTAAAACTGTTCGTCAAGTTGGCGGAAAAATTATACAAGGACCTGTCATAACAGGTGATAAAGTTTCGGTGACAATCGAAACTCCTACCGGTAAAGTCGGTAAAGTTTTTAAACTTCCGACTTTAATTATTCAAAAAAGTTACCCAGTGTAGCTTGAACCCTCGAGTAAGTTTCTTATTATTATTAGTATGAATATGCTATCTTCGACGCTATTAGAAAGGGAATTATCTTTATCAGATTTTCCTTTACCTACAAATTATTACAAAAATTATTCTTTTCTTTTCTATGGTTTTGAATTAAAAAATAAGTACGACGAAGAAAGATCTTTAATTAATAAAAAGTTGAAACCTGTTAAGTTTGCTCATTTTGTACAAACTTCAAAAGGCATAGAAATCAAATATTTTTATGGGGTGTTACCAAAGCCTTCTGAGAGGTACAACAAATTAGCAGAAAAATTAGCATATGCATCCCATAAACAAGAATATATTTTAAGTTTCAATAATTATAGACATATGATGTCGGAATTCGGTATTGATACAGAAAATAGTTATGGTAAATATTCGGTAGGTATATATCCTTTTGATACATTATCAGACCTTTCTGAAGTGAAGTATGAAGATGCATCATTATTCTACGAAGCAGATGTCCCAGCTTATCAAAAAGTTGCCGGGTTGACACCTTATATAGTTTGTGATACTGCTAACTTGATGGGGAAGGTTTTAGGAGATAAGTAATGGATTTAGACGTTAAAAAGAGAAATGGTAAAGTCGAAGCTTTCGACGCAAACAAGATTCATGAAGTCTTGTACTGGGCAACTAAAGATGTTAAAGGCGTTAACATTAGTGACATAGAACTAAATGCCAAGTTACAAGTGTATGATAATATTCCTACTAAACGTTTACATGAAACTCTTATTCAAGCTACAGCAGATTTAATTGCAGAAGATACTCCTAACTATCAACAAGTAGCGGGTAACTTATTGAATTATTATTTACGTAAAGAAGTTTTCGGTGTATCAGATAATATGCCACCTTTGATCGATGTAATAAAAGATAATATTAAAAACAAAGTATACGATAAAGAAATTCTTAAAATGTATACAGAAGAAGAAATCGATCAATTAGACAATTATATTAAACATAATCGAGATTATCTTTTCGTCTATGCTGCCTTACAACAACTTGCTGACAAATACCTTTTGAAGGATAGGCATACAGGGCGCATTTATGAAACGCCTCAATACATGTACATAGTAATGGCAATGGTATTGTTTAGCAATTATGATAAAGAGACTCGATTAAGACGTATAAAATCTTTTTACAATG